AGAGTTTCATCCTCTAATGGTGTAAAATATCCAAGGGTAAATAGTCTTGTGACTAAACCTTCATAAAACCTTTAATAAATAAATAAAAAGTTCCAAAAATGGCTGCAATCATAACTGATAAGATTAGGATATTAAATGCAAAGAATTTCATTGCTGGTGTAAATTCTACTAGCAACGCATATTATTCTTTTATTGGATTACCTAATCCCACACAACAACAATCTGATTGGGATACATCTCCTCCTGCTCCCAAAGATAGTTTTGATGAGGAGAACAGTTATTGGGATACTATGATTGCTTTGAAGAAAATTACTTCTTCAGATGTAAGACAAGTTGTTCAAAAAAGATTCTGGTCTTCTGGAACAACATATGATATGTACCGTGGAGATTATACTAGATCAAATACTGCTAAAGTTTCAGGTGCTACAAATTTATATTCTGCAAGTTATTATGTATTGAATAGTGATTATAGAGTTTATGAGTGTTTGCAAAACGGAACTGATCCAGAAAATCCTAATGGTAGACCATCATTAGATGAACCAACATTTACTGATCTAGAACCAAAGACTGCAGGAAGTAGTGGCGATGGATATGTATGGAAATATCTTTATACTATTAAACCAAGTGAGATTGTAAAATTTGAGTCAACTGATTTTATTCCAGTTCCTCCAGACTGGGAAACTTCTGCTGATGATGCTGCAGTAAGAGATAATGCAGTAGATGGATCTATTAAGATAGTTACTATTACTAATAGAGGAGTTGGTTTAGGAACTGCTGGTGCTGTTTATACAAGAGTTCCAATTAAAGGTGATGGAGGTGGTGCAGAATGCACTATCATTATGTCTAATGATCAGACAGTTGATTCTATAACTGTTTCCAGTCAAGGATCTGGTTATTCTTATGGTAATGTTGATTTAGTTGCTGGTGGAGTTCCTATAGGAACAACAGTTCCTACTTTTGATGTAATCATTTCACCTCAAGGTGGACATGGTTCAGATATATATGATGAATTGGGTGCATTTAATGTTTTACTTTATTCTAGAATAGAAAATGATGCAGAAAATCCAGATTTTATTACAGGAAATCAGGTAGCAAGAATCGGTGTTGTTCAAGATCCTAAAGGATTTGGATCTAACAATTTATTATCATTGGATAAAGCAAGTGCAGTTCCTGCTCTTCGTCTGACTGGTGCTGGATATAGTTCTGCTACATTTACTCCAGATTCATTATTTAAACAAACTATTGGAACTGGTTCTACTGCTTTAGGTAAAGTTATTAGTTATGATCAAGTCACAGGAGTCTTGAAGTTCTTCCAAGATAGAACGATGGCAGGATTTAATACTGTAGGTACTGCACAAACTAATCCTCCTTTTGGATATAATTTAAATCAATTCACTAGCACTCCAAGTGGCAATGGTAGCCTCACTATTATTCCTTCTACAGGATCTAATTTAGCGATAGATACATCTTTTACAGGTGTCTCAACCGTAATAAATAGTAAGACGTATTACCTTGGTCAGTCATTTAATAATGGCATTGCCAATCCTGAATCTAAAAAGTATTCGGGAAATATAATTTATATTGATAATCGACCTTCGATTACTAGATCATTAAACCAAAAAGAAGATATCAAAGTTATTTTGCAGTTCTAAAAAATCATGCCACAGCAAACGAATTTAAACGTATCGCCATATTTTGACGACTATTCTGATAGTAGTGGTTATCATAAGGTGTTGTTTAAACCTGGAACTCCTGTTCAGGCGAGAGAACTTAATAATCTCCAATCTATTTTACAAAATCAGATTGAAAAGTTTGGGCAGCATTTTTTCAAAGAGGGTGCGAAGGTAATACCTGGTAATACTGGATATAATAAACTATACTATAATATTCAACTTCAAAATACTTTTCAGGGAGTTCCTGTAGCGGCATATGTAGATCAATTAGTTGGAACACAAATAACAGGAAGATCATCAGGGGTAACTGCAGTTGTAGATAAGGTTTTATTAGCAGAAGATTCTGAAAGAGGAAATCTAACATTATACATTGCTTATATTGGTTCAAGTACTTCAAATAATTCAACTCAAACATTTGCTGATGGTGAAGACTTAACATGCAATACTGTTATTAGTTCAGGTTTACTAGGAAATACTACTATTACAGCAGGAAGTCCATTTGCAACAACAATAGCACAAAATGCAGCTGCAACAGGATCTTCTTTCCAAATACAAGAGGGTGTCTATTTTGTTAGAGGACAATTTGTTAAAGTAGAACAAGAAACTCTTATATTAGAACAGTACAATAATAAAGGAAACTTTAGAGTTGGATTGGCAGTAAATGAAGAGATTATAAACGCTGATATGGATGAAACCCTGAATGATAATTCACAGGGATTTAATAATTTTGCTGCACCTGGTGCTGATAGATTAAAAATTACTTTAAGTTTATTTAAAAAACCGTTAGATGATTTTGATGATAATTCTTTTGTTGAAGAGGCAGAAGTTGTTGGAGGTGTTCTCAAGTCTAAAGTTCAAACTAGTGCATATAAAGGTCTTGCTGATGAACTTGCACGTAGAACCTATGATGAGTCTGGAAACTATTATGTAAGACCATTTAATGTTAGTACTAGAGATTCATTAAATGATAATGTTGGTAATAGAGGTATTTTTAAAGAAGGACAGTTTACTTACAGTGGAACAATACCTTCCGAGGATCTTGCTGTTTATAAACTTTCTCCAGGTAAAGCATATGTAAGAGGATATGAGATAGAAACTACATCTCCAGTCTTTTTAGATTGCCCAAAACCAAGAACAACAAAAACTTTAGAAAATCAAAATATAATATACAACACAGGTGCAACATTAAAATTAAATAGAACTTATGGTTCTCCTGTAATAGGTATCGGTAATACTTACATATTAAGTTTGAGAGATCAAAGAGGAGGTGCTGATCAAACAGTAGTTCCTGGTACTGAAATTGGTCTTGCAAGAGTTTATGATTATAGTTTAGAAACTGGATCATATAAAACTAACTCCGCATTAAATCAATGGGATCTATCTTTATATGATGTTCAAACAGTTACTAAAGTAACTTTGAATCAACCTATTGCTAGTTTACCTACACCTACATTCATAGAAGGTGCTAATAGTGGTGCAACTGCATTCCTAAAAGATTCTGTTACTAATAGTGCTGGTTTAAATCTTTATGAAAGAGAAGGTGATTTTATAGAAAATGAAGCGTTAATATTCAATGGTACTCAAAACGGAAGAGTTGCAATAGCAATCACAGCATATGGTATTTCTGATGTAAAATCAGTATTTGCTACAAACGACGGAACAGTTGGTGCTGCAGGAACATTTAATGCTGATGTTATTCAATCTCCATCACTCTTTGTAGGTATTGCAACAGTTACTGCTGCTTCAGGTGGAGTAAGTACAGTAACTAGTGTAAGTAGTGATATATTTCCTGGTAGTGGATTGGTAAAGGTAGATAATTTAGTTCAATTTAGTAATCCTGCTAAATCTAATGATCCAACATATGGTAGAATTACTGTAGTTGGTGAGACTTCAATAACAATTACTAATGTTGCAGATGTAGATGGAATAGCAAATGGTAGTTTACCAACGGTGGCAAGAGAGGTAACAGACTTACAAGTTTTGACCACAAATCTAGCATCATCATCTGATAATACATTATTCACAAGATTACCTAAAGATTATATTTCTAATGTAGATTTAACTAATGCATCTCTTTCTATAAGAAAAGTATTTACTGTTAATATTGTAAATAATAAATTATCACAATCAGTTTCTGCGGGATCTAGTGAATTCTTTTTACCATTTGACGAGGAAAGATATTCTTTAGTTCGTGTTGATGGTAGCACTGAACCTTTAACTGCTGATCAGGTAGAGATTAGCCTTGATGGTAAGGCACTTCAAATTTTTAATCTAGGAACAAATGATGCTGGTGCTCAATTAACAACTACACTTACAAAGTTAAAACCAAAAGCAAAGAAGAAGATTAAGAATAGAGTTAACAGTCTTATTGTCGATAAATCTACAAATCCAGCATCTGGTATTGGATCGACTACAACAAATGATGGATTGACATTTGGTGCATTCCCATTTGGAACTAGAGTTCAAGATAGGATTTTATCATTAGGTTCCCCTGATGTTATGAAGATTCATGGAATATATGAATCTTCTAGTTTAGAAGTTCCATCAGCACCAAAAATGGTTCTTTCTGATATTAATAGTCAATCTACTACAACAACCGAATTGACTGTAGGTGAACATCTTGTTGGACAGACTAGTGGAGCAGTTGCAATCTACGCAGAGAGACTAACAGATAATCAGATCTCATTTATATACAAAAATGATTTCGTATTTTCTGAAGGTGAAACTGTAATATTCCAAGAGTCTGAAATTCAAGGAGTTGTTACAACATTAGATGCAACTAGTTTTGAGATAGGTGGAGAGTATACCTTTGCCACTGGTCAAGAAAAAACAATATATGATTATGGTACTATATCAAGAAGACCAGAAGCAGAAGCACCTAATAAGAAAATTAGAATTTATTTTGAAAATGGATTCTATGAATCTACTGATGATGGAGATATTACCACAGTTAATTCTTATGAGACATTTGATTATGGTGGAGACATCATGGGAATTGATGGTATCTCTAATGCAGATATTATTGATATCAGACCTAGAGTTGCTGATTATATAGTTTCTGAAAGTAGTAGATCTCCATTAGAATTTTATGGTAGAACATTTAATAATGAGGGTCAAACCGCTACTAATATTCTAGCATCTGATGAAGCTATCATTGCTTCATTCTCACATTTCCTTGGAAGAATTGATAGAATCTATTTAACCCAGAAAGGAGAATTCCAAGTTAAGTATGGTTCTCCTGCAGAAAAACCAGACAAACCAGGTATTGTAGATGGTGCTCTTGAAGTAGCAACTATAAATCTACCACCTTTCCTCTTTAATCCAGAGCAAGCAGATATTCGTGCTCATGAATATAAGAGATTCCAAATGGTTGACATTAAGAATCTTGAGAATAGGATTAAAAATCTAGAGTATTATACTGCATTAACTCTATTAGAAACTAATACTGCTAACTTGTTCGTTTCTGATTCAGATGGATTGAACAGATTTAAGTCAGGATTCTTTGTTGATAATTTTGATTCATTCTTACCACAAGAAGATAGATTAGGTATCAAGAATAGTATTGATAGATCCTTTAAAGAACTTAGACCAAAACATTATACCAATTCAATAGATTTGGTTTTCGGTCCTGTTACTGATGTTGATCCTACTACAGATTTGGCATTTAGCACAGTAGAGGGTATCAATGTAAGAAAGAATAATGATACTATAACTCTTGATTATGCAGATGTTGAATGGTTAAAACAAACTTTTGCTACAAGAACTGAAAGCGTAACTCCTTTCCTCATTAGTTTCTGGCAGGGAACTGTAGAACTAACTCCTGCAAGTGATAACTGGGTTGATACTGTTAAATTAGAAGCAAAGGTTATACAGACTGAAGGTAACTATGCAGAAACAATGGCTGCTGCAAGTAGAAACTTTGGAACAGATCCTCAAACGGGATTTGCACCTGTTCTATGGAATGCATGGCAGACTAATTGGACTGGTATAGACACTGTAGATAGAACTAGAGTGACTCAAAGTGGTGGTCAATGGGGAGCAAGATTTAGTAGAGGTGGATGGCCAAATGGAGATCCTTCTACAAACCCCGCTAGATGGATTCAGCAGCGTAGAACTACAACTACTAGAGAAGAAATAAGAGAAACAGTTCAAAGGGGTGTAGAGTCCAGACAGGGCGTTAGAACGATTGTTAGTGAAGTATTTGATAGACAGTCTCAAGGAGAAAAGGTTGTTAATAGAGATATCATTCCTTACATGAGATCTAGAAACGTTGAATTCGTTTCCAAGAGAATGAAACCAATAACTCAACTTTATGCATTCTTTGATGGTGAGGATGTTACAAAGTTCTGTACTCCTAAACTTCTAGAAATAGAAATGAGTTCTGGTACATTCCAAGTTGGTGAAACTGTTATTGGAAATATTCAAGGAACAGGATTGGGTGGTGACAATTTCAGTAATACTAGACCAAGTATTACCTTTAGAGTTGCTCAATCGAATCATAAAGAAGGACAGTATAATGCACCTTCAGTTGTATATGCATCAAGTCCATATACACAAAAACCAATTCCTGCAACATATACATCAACTTCAACTACTCTGAATATTGATACATATTCTCTTCAAAATGAAACTCAAGGTGAATTTTTCGGTTTTGTAGAATCTGGAATGATTCTTACAGGAAAAACTAGTGGAGCACAAGCAAAAATTACTAACGTTAGATTGATTTCAGATCTATCTGCTTTCTGTGCTGGTAGTTACTTCATTCCAAATCCAAATGGAGTTAATTTCCCAAGATTTGAAACTGGTAGTAGTGTCTTCACTCTTGTTAGTGATAAAGATAATAATCAAGATGAAGCAGTCACTATTGCAGAAGAATCATATACTGCTGCTGGTGCATTAGAAACAGTTCAGGAAACTATCATTTCAGTTAGAAATGCTAGAGTAGAACAGAAACAAGAATTCCAGCAACGTAATGTCAATAGGTCATTGGGTACGGAAATTGTTTCTACTAGCATAACTGCAGGAGCATTAGAAGAGAGAGATGTGGGTTGGTTTGATCCACTTGCACAATCTTTCTTGGTTGAAGAAGAGACAGGTGTATTCCTTACAAAATGTGATGTATTCTTCCGTACCAAGGATGACATGGATATTCCTGTGGTATTCCAATTAAGGACAATGCAGGGAGGATTCCCAACACAAAAAGTTTTACCTTTCTCTGAAATTGTAGTAAATCCAGATCAGGTTAATGTTTCAGGTGATGGATCTGTTGCTACTACAATTGAATTCAAATCTCCAGTATATTTGGAGAATGGTGGAGAGTATGCAATTTGTTTAGCATCTAACTCTACCAAGTATAGTGTTTATATTTCTCGTATTGGTGAAGAAGATCTTCTTACTAATACCTTTATTTCAAACCAACCATATTTGGGTTCTCTCTTTAAGTCTCAAAATGCTTCTACATGGGAACCAAGTCAGTGGGAAGATCTTAAGTTCACTCTTTACAGAGCAGACTTTATTGAATCAGGAACTGTAGAGTTCTACAATCCAGAACTTACCAAGGGTAATAATCAGATTCCTATCTTAATGCCAGATTCATTAAGTTTGAAATCTAAAGAAGTTAGAGTTGGATTAGGAACTACTGTATTTGATGCCAATCTACAATTAGGTAATACTGTTTACCAAATGGGAACACAAGCAACTGGTAATTTAGTTGGAACTGCAGGAACTGCTTCTCCTACTTTAGCAATTACTGATGCTGGTATTGGATATACTCCTGCTAATGGTCAAGTAACTTATAGTGGAGTAAATCTTATTACTATAACAGGTAACGGTAGAGGTGCTGTAGGTGAGATTACTATTAACGATGGTTCGATAGTTGCTAGTGGAGCAACAATTACTGGAGGTGGATCTGGTTATCAGATAGGTGATGTTGTTGGATTCAATACTCTTGGATCTACTTCTGTTGGTAGAAATGCTAGATTAACAATCACATCTATTGGTGCTACATCAGAACTTGTCTTAAATGAAGTTCAAGGTAACTTTGTTGTGGGTGCAGCAAATACTGTTATGTTTATTGACAGCGACACTCAAGTTAGAGAATTGAATAGTGCAAATGGAGGAGATGTACAAATTAGTTCAATCAATCAAGATAATGATGGATTGCATATTAAAGTGAATCATAAGAATCATGGTATGTACTTCAGTGACAATAAAGTGGAAATTTCAGGTGTTCAATCTGATATTAAACCAACCAAATTAACTGCTGCATTTGATGCAACTTCAACATCTCCACTCTCTGTTGTTAAAGCAGAAGATTTTGAGACATTTGAAAATGTTGGCGTAGGAACTACTAATACTGGATTCCTTCGTATTGGTGAAGAAATTATTGAGTACACATCAGTTTCTGGTAATACTATTGGTGGTAATATTACAAGAGGTGCAAACCCTGTGTCATACCCAGTTGGAACACCAGTCTTCAAATATGAATTAGCTGATGTTAACTTGAAGAGAATTAATAAGATTCATGAGTTATCTGATGTAACTAAATCAGATGCTATCACCTTTGATTCTTACAATATTAAAGTTGATATGTCAGAGAAGTTCAATATCAATAATGATGATAGAAGTAATGATGTTGGATTACCTCAACTGTTTGTAGGACAAACTAAATCTGCTGGTGGGTATGATATAAGGGCAACACAAAATATGCCATTTGAAATTATTACACCAGTTGTTCAAAATCTAACTGTTAAGGGAACTGTCCTTACAGCAGAAGCAAGAACCACTACAAGTAAGAGTATAAGTGGAAGTGAAATTCCTTATATTGATGCAGGATACGAAGCAATTGCTCTTAACGAATCAAATTATTTGACTTCTCCTAGAATGATTGCATCTAAAGTTAATGCAGATGCTAAATTGACAAATCTTACTGGTGCGAAATCTTTCAACATGAGATTATTCCTTAATACTACCGATAGTAGAATAAGTCCAGTAGTTGATGGTCAAAGAGTAAGTACTATACTTACATCTAATAGAGTTAATGATGTTATTGATAATTATGCGACTGATCCAAAAGCAAACTCACTTGTTGATGATCCTACAGCATGTCAGTATCTATCTAAAGAACTTAATTTAGAAAATCCTGCTACATCTATCAAGATTTTAGTAGGTGCTCATATTCATCTTGATTGTGATATAAGAGCATTCTACGCTGTTAGTGATAAGCAAGGATTCAAACCAGTGTTTACTCCATTTCCTGGATTTGCTAACCTTAACAATCAAGGACAGGTGATAGCACCTAAAAATAGTGATGGTCAGTCTGATACTTTAGTTGTTAAATCTAATTCATACGCATTTGAACCACAAGATATTGAATACAAAGATTATACATTTACTGCTGACAACTTACCTTCATTTAGGTCATATAGAATAAAAATTGTATTGACATCCAAAAATCAAGCTTATGTTCCTAGAATGAAAGACTTGAGAGTACTTGCATTAGCATAACTATGACATTAAACAAAGTGAAAGACCAAAATGATTTGGCAAGAGATCCAAAAACAGGATCTATAATTAATGTAAACAATTTAGATTATGAAAGATATGTAGCAAGCAGAAGAGTTAAAAACGCAAAAACAAAACAAGTTACTTCTATTGAGGAAGATCTTGTTAATCTAAAAAATGAAATGAATGAGATTAAATCCCTACTTAAAGAGTTAGTCAATGGCAACTAAAAAGATTACATTTGATCCTACTGCAGGTGTTCCTGTATCATCTAATTTAACCATTTACGGTGGTTCTAATTTTGATGCTACATTTACAGTTGTAGATGTTGGTAATGCTGCATATGGATTTACAACTGCTTGGTCTGCTTCTGCACAACTTCAAAAGAGTGCTGGAGTAGCAGCAACCACTGTTCCTACTGCAACCTTTACTGCAGGGATTGCTACAGGATCTATTACATTAGCACTTGACTCAACAAGAACTAGTTCTATTCCGCAAGGAAGATATTTGTATAATGTATTGATTAGTCCTGGTGCGGGACAAACAACTTATAATATTATAAATGGAAATATCATGGTCAATGCAGGTATTTCTTCAACACCATAAATATAGTGAAGGGGTAATAGTCTAAATGGCACAACCAGGATCTAGAGGAGAATTCATAGATTATTGTAAACGGCAACTGGGTGCTCCAGTGCTGGAGATCAATATTGCCGATGAGCAAGTTGAAGACATCGTTGATGATGCCATTCAATTCTTTAATGAAAGACATTTTGATGGTGTTTCTCAAGTTTTTCTAAAATATCAAATCACTCAAGATGATATTGATAGAGGAACTGCATCAATGGAAGAAGGAGCAGATACTCAATTAGGTATCACTACTTTCACTTCAGAAACAAAAATTGCTGGTGTAACTACAAGTTTTAATTTCTATGAGAATGGAAATTTTTTACAGATGCCTCCAGAGGTAATTGGGGTAACTAAACTTTTTCATTTTGATGGATCTAATACTGTTACTAATAACATGTTTAGTGTTAAGTATCAGTTATTCTTAAATGATGTTGCATTTAATCTTGGGTATCAAGGTCTTTTAAGTTATGCAATGACTAGGACTTACCTAGAAGATATTAATTTTTTATTGACGACAGAAAAACAAATAAGATTTAATCAAAGATCGGACAGATTGTATTGTGATATTGATTGGGGAACTGTGAAAGAGAACGACTTTTTAGTTATAGATTGTTTCAGATTATTAGATCCTAATGAGTATCCGAGAGTCTGGAATGATTCATTTTTGAAAAAATATACAGTTGCTCTTTTAAAAAGACAGTGGGGTCAAAATTTACTTAAATTCCAAGGGGTAAAACTTCCTGGTGGTATTGAACTGAATGGAAGACAAATCTATGATGATGGACAGAGAGATCTTGAAATCATAAGAGAACAAATGTCTAACATGTATGAAATGCCCCCATTAGATATGATAGGTTAACACAATGGTTCTTAACCCATTCTTTCAGCAAGGTGCTAGATCAGAACAGAATTTAGTTCAGGATCTAATCAACGAACAGTTGAGGATGTATGGTGTTGAGGTGCATTATTTACCTCGTAAGTATGTAACAGAAAATAAGGTAATAAGAGAAGTAGTGGCATCTAGGTTTGATGATGCATATCCTATTGAGGCATATGTTGATACCTTTGACGGGTATGGAGATAATCCGACTATATTATCAAAGTTCGGTATCGAACAGACAAATGAGATAACACTTACAATATCAAGAGAAAGATTTGAAAACTACATCTCACCTTTAATGAAGAATGAGGCAGATGTAAAACTAACAACTAGACCCAAGGAAGGAGATCTAGTTTATTTTCCATTGGGAGATAGGTTATTTGAGATCAAGTATGTAGAGCATGAGAAACCTTTCTACCAGTTACAAAAGAATTATGTTTATGAATTAAGATGTGAACTCTTCCGTTACGAAGATGAAATCATCGATACAGGTGTTGATGAGATTGATAATGAGTTAGTCGGAGATAATTTGGATGGAGATACAGAAGACGGTATTCCAACAATACTTGGTCCAACTCAAACATTTACTTTAGTAGGTGTTGGTATAACAGCATCTGCAGAGACCAGTATAGTTGCCTCTGGTGCTATTAGATTTGTTACCATAACTGATAGAGGTGGTGGGTACATCTATAGTCCCTCTGTAGGGTTCTCCTCTGCCCCTACAGGAGGCGTAACAGGTATTGCCACTGTAAGGATGATTGGAGGTATTGTAGCGTGTAATAAGAACGTTAATGAGAGAGCACGTTCTGTTCAGAATATAGACTTGGTAAATCCAGGTTCTGGATATACTGTAGCACCTTTAGTTCAGGTAACTGGTGGTGAAGGAACAGGTGCTGCTGGAACTGCATCTTTAGGTAATGGAACAGTTGGTATTGTAACACTTACTGCATTTGGTAGTGGATTTACAACTGCACCTACGGTTACATTCTCTGGTCCTACTGGAGTTGGAACAACTGCCACTGCTGTTGCAGTTATAAGTGCTGGTGGAACTATTACTTCTATCAACATAACTGATGCTGGTTCAGGATATACATCCATACCTAATATCACAATATCTGATCCATCAATGGATTCTACTGGTGATTACATATTCAACGAACAAGTTAAGGGGGCAACCAGTGATGCAACAGGTAGAGTTAGATCTTGGAACTCTACTACAAATATATTAGAAGTCGCTTCAATCAGTGGAACCTTTACATTGGGTGAGAAGATAGTTGGTCAAACATCTCTTGCGTCACATGCCTTAAGGGTAGTAGATGAGGATCCTACTGATGATGGATATGCTGATAACTTTAATATAGAAACAGAAGCAGATAAGATTTTAGACTTCACAGAACAGAACCCATTTGGTATTCCATAAATATAAGTTACGAGGGTTATAACCATGTTTGAGTATTTTTATAACGAAATTTTAAGGAGGACGATTATTGCGTTCGGTACATTGTTTAATGGTATCACAGTTAAGCAAACCGATTCGACTATAAGAGTTCCTTTGGCATATGGTCCTACTCAAAAATTTCTTGCTAGATTAGAACAAGCACCTGACTTGAATAAGAGCACTGCGATTACTCTTCCAAGGATGTCGTTTGAGTTTACTGGTCTAACTTACGATCCCTCTAGAAAGGTTACTACAACACAAGTATATACAGTAAAAGATCCAGATACTGGAAGTGAATCTAAAAAAACATTCATGCCTGTCCCATATAATATGCAATTTGAACTTGCTATTATGTGTAAATTAAATGATGATGCACTACAAATAGCAGAACAAATTCTTCCATATTTTCAACCAGCATATAATGTTACTGTAGAATTAGTTGAGTCAATTAGAGAAAAAAGAGATATTCCTATTGTTTTAGAAAATATTACAATGCAGGATGACTATGAGGGTGACTTCACTTCAAGAAGAGTTCTCCTTTATACATTAAGATTTACTGCCAAAACATATATGTTTGGTCCAGTTACTTCTGCTACAAAGGATATTATCAAGAAGGTCAAGACTACATATATTTCTGGAGATTCCAAGAGTGTTACAAGAGACATTTCTTATACAGTTACTCCAAGAGCAACAAAGAATTATACAGGTGATGTACTCACCAATATTACAGAAGATATTGGTTTAGCAGATGTTGTAATACCTGTTGTTGATGGAAGTAAGATACCTGCTATATCATCATCTACGAAACTTTATATCAATATTGGCAGTGAAGAACTATTTGTCAAAGCAGTAGATGGTAATAACTTGACAGTAGAAAGAGGACAAGATCAGACTGTTGCTGCTTCTCATTTAAAGGGAGCAGAAGTTAAATCAATCACCACTGCTGATAACGCACTTATTGAAGAAGGAGATGATTTCGGATTCGATGGTTCTACAGAGGGTTTTCTCTAAATTATCATGACTAAAGAATTCAACAAACTTGATAAAACTTTTAATATCACTCCTGAAGTGGTAGAGGAGGAGAAGAGTGAAGTGGTTAAACCACAAAAACCAGATAGAATGACAAAGGATGATATAACTAGAGACTATGAATATACAAGAGGCAATCTTTATAGTATAATAGAAAAAGGTCAAGAGGCAATTGACGGTATTCTTGAGATTGCTCAAGAAAGTGAGATGCCTAGAGCATATGAAGTTGCTGGTCAACTCATAAAAAGTGTCTCTGATGCTACCGATAAATTAATTGATCTTCAGAAAAAACTGAAGGATGTTAATGAAGAAAAAGTATCAAAAGGACCATCAACAGTCAATAATGCACTTTTTGTAGGATCTACCGCAGATCTTGCAAAATTGATAAAGGGAGAAACTCCTAAAAAAGACTGAATAAATATACTTGTAGATGGAGTAGAAATACGTGCCACTTAAGAAGCCATCAGAATTTTACGAAAAGAATCCTAATTCATCATTTGATGATGTAAAGGAAGAGTTGAAAAACGCTAAACCTGAAAAGGTAGAGCGAATTTCTGAAGCTTTTGATTCGTTTAAGAGTAACTTAAATAATATACAATCACTTTCTGATTTTACAGAAACCTTTAATACTTTTAAGTCTAATGTAGAGAAAGTAGAAGGTTTATCAAATACTGTAGAAGAGATAAGAGAAAATATTCAAGATCTCATCAGTAAGAAGGATCTTGATGATTCTATGATGGCTCATCTTCTATTTGTGGAAGAGTCAATCAGAAATGTTCAAGATAAAGTAAAAACTGTTAATAGTAATACTTTATTTGAGGTAAAAGAAGAGTTTAATACATTATCTGAAAAGGTAACTGAATTTTTAGGTGAAGAAGTTCCTGCATATAAGAAGTTAATTGTAGAGTCTGAAACAAGAGTAGATGGTAGGTTTGGTGATTTTAAGGAAGAAGTAACTGATGTATTTGAGACTTTAGGAACTGATATTAAAGAAGAAGTTTCTAATATTGCGGATAACCTTAAAGGTATTAATGAAGAGAATCTTTCTGGTATTAGAGAAGATGTAAAGGGTATTGGTGATAAAGTTAAGGTATTAGTAGAACAAGAACTGCCAGAATATAAGAAGTTTTTTGCAGAGACAGAATTAAAGACTGAAGATAGACTAACAGAGAATGAAGAGTTAGTAGAAGAGAAATTAAAGAAGGTTGAAGAGAATTATAAGCAAGGAATCAAAGGAATTGAGAAGGATGTAAAGCAACATAGAAAGTCTTTAACAGAATCAAA